GCTTCTCCAAAATAAACAATGTCACCGACATTGTATAGAGCAGCTCCACCCCCGGCTGTACCACCATTATCAATTTCAACCTGTAGGTCTGAAGCATTATGAGCTCCAAATACACTACCAGTTGCACTAGTATTAACCGATGATTCAAATTCACTAGCGGAAGGACACATCGAAACTTTTAAACTATTACCCCATGCTCCAGCAGTCTTTGCAGCCCACTGTCCCACGTTTGCACTACCATCATCGTATGGACCTGCTCCAGACCCATCACCATCTCTGTAGTGACTATTATTCTTAATCAAAATCGCAGTATTCGCGCTGACTGCATTCTTCATTGTGCCATCTGAAGCACGAACCACTCTTAGTGCATTACCATACCCTAAAAAGTTCGCCCCAGCAAACCAATCTTCAGCATTATCTGCTTGTGGTTTGCCAAATAGAGAAACTAATTCCTCTTCAGATGCGATACCTGTGATTTGGTCACACGGACCTTTCTCAGCAGCTATCACAATACCAGCAATAGAAGTTGCAACAGCAGGAACTACATTTGTTAAGTCTTTTTCTGTTACCTGTACTCCAGGCGAAACTTGAAAACCCATTCCTGACTCCTTAGTTAGAAGTGTTATCTCCTATATTTAGACATTTGATGATTTTCAGAGAGGTGTTTTATAACATAAATATGTTATTATGACCCATTATGAAAAGTACAAAGATACGATTAAAAACGGGGTAAAGAAAGCTCGGAGAAAAAGGGAGATTTGGATCAATGAATATCTTGCCGATAAACACTGCAAATATTGTGGGGAATCAGAAACGTGTACGCTTGTCTTCCACCCTGACGATCAAAAAATCAGAATCTTTTCAAGATCGAAAGGACTCAGAGAAGGACTCAGAGTACCGATTCTGGAATGGATACAAAAGAATCTCATTGTATGTATGAATTGTAGAAGTAAAATAGAGAATGATATAGAATTATCACCAATCTCTTGACCATTCTCTACTTGACTGCACTACAGGAGAGAAGGTAGATCCATATTCATCTATAGTCTCACCTATGGGAATTCCATCCTCATCGTGAACACCATCTAAAACAAACCCAAAAGGAGCCATATCCTGTTCTACAAGATCTTCTTTTTCCTTCCAAAGTTGTTGACGAATATCCATATCAGTCAGTTCCTTAAAATAAGTTTGATCTGATAACCAACCAAATAGTACCATACACATTGCAAGATCATCAGTAGACCCTTCCTCACCTTCCCAAGATTGTCCTTTAGATACAAAACTGGATAACTCTACAATAGTATCAAAATCCTGTATAAAAATCTTATCTCCCTCCAACATTGTTTTAAAGTTGGAACATCCAACCTTCTTGAGAGCCTTTGTAGTTCGCACACCTAACTGAGCTTTCTTTCCAGAGAAACCACCTCCAGCAATCTGGCCATTTCGACCATGCATTGTGGTCATAATCATATTATCATATTCTAAGTCGAATTGAAGAGCATCTGCAACCTGTCCTCCAATATCATTGATCTCAACTAGAGTATGTGCAAGGTTATAAACATTAGAAATTCTATGAATAATTTGAGGAAAATTCATAGGTTTAATCTCATTATCCCTATAAACTGCAACTTGTCTATAAGGAATCTGAGATACATCCATTACTACAAATGCAGAATAATCACTAGTAATACCTCTTGATACATCTGCAATTAATACATAAGCATGTTCAGGAAGTGGGTTTTCATAGACTTTCAACCCTGCATTACTTCTAATGGGTTCTCTATGAGAAAGAGCTTTGAGTTTCGTTGGATGTATAAGAGTATTGACAGACCCCAAGAACTCACATTCAAACTCTACATTAAATTGTTGTTCACTGGTATTCTTAATTGTTTCTTCTCTCCATTTCTCATCCCTACCAGGCACTTCACTCCAATGTACCTCAATCGGGACATAAGAGTTTCTACCATGTTCTGCATCGTTCCACATCTTATAGAACATATTCATTCCATGAGGAGTACTTACCATCATCACCTTGGATGTTTTACCAGAGGAAATTGTAGGATAAACTGAACTGAAGAACTGTTCGGCAATATTATTTGGAACGTATGCAAACTCATCAAGGAAGATGATGTTGTAGGAACCACCCCTGACTGCACTTGAGGATGTTGCACTTGCAAGAATCTTGGAACCATTTTCCAGTTCAAGAGATCCCTTGTTCCAAGTCATCACCCCTTGTTGCAACCACTTTGGTAGATGCTCGTATGCGAGTTGTAGCCTTCCTAAGAGATCCCTTGCGACTGCGGCTTTATTGGCCAAAATGGCTACATTTACTGTGGGATTAAACAGACAATAATGCAGCAAATATGCAATAATTGTGGTGGATTTACCAGATTGTCTGGGGAGTTTACAGATAGAGAAACGATTGGTATGAAAAGTCTGTACCATGTCTCTCTGAAACGGATACAACTTAAAGGGTACTAAACCTTTATCAATATTAACAATTTGTATGTAAGTTTCAATAAAATAAGCTGGGTCATCCATACATCGAGCATATTCCTGAATTTGTTCAGGAGTAAACTCAATCTGGACATTCGCTCTCTTTAAATTGGGATTTCCTAGATATACGTTTTCAGACATCTCGTTTTGAACCTTTTAACCTACTGGCTTCAGCTCGTCCACGATTCTTTCCTTCTTTTTCAAATCCGACAATCTTCCCTCCTTTGTGAGAAGCATCTTTTCCATCACGATTTCCGTAAGTCCCTTTTTCACGATTGTATTTTACAAGTTCTGCACGATACTTGATTCTCTCAGGGGATGATTGAAACTTCTTGTATTCTGCTTTGTAGTCACGTTTCGCAGATTCTATTGCAAGAACCTTAGTTCCATTTCGATCCATTTTAACTGATTTAAGGCCAAAATGTTTTTTAAGATGTTGGATAATATCAGCAGTAGATAACATTTTATTCAATCCCTTCAGATAGGAATTTATCTGAACTACTGTAGCTTTACTATCCCAAAACTCTTTAAATGTTTTCATTTTTTCTTACTCTTCTTTTCTTTCCATTTCTTTTTTCTATAATCTGAAATGGCCTTACCTCTTTCATCTTCATCTGATTCGCCGGGAGTTTGTCCTTTCATTTTTTGAGATCCAGTAGTCCAAGTTGGCCCTTCTGGTTGTTTATCTATCTTTCCTCCTGCTTGTTTATACTTATGTTTAGCGAGAGCTAATTTCAATGCTGCCATATTATTTTCTAAAAATTCTGTATATGTCTTCATTTTTTTCCTATTGCTTTCAAGACCTCTGCTTGTCGTTTTGCAAGATCATCAGCCGGGTTAGATTTCCTTTGAGCCTTCCCAGCCTCTTTCTTTGCAACCTCTCTAGTATAAATTTCCAAATCTTGTTTAGAAATTGGTTGAAACTTCAATCTATCTTCTAATCTCACCTCATCCCTAAATGCATCAAACTCATTCTGTCCATATGCATCTTCAGTATCACCCCAATTTGTACTATCATCTATACCAAAGACTTTTTTGATTTTGAAATCATTTGCTATGATCTCATCCCATGCTTCTTCAGTCCTTCTCAAGTTCAAATAATTTGTCAACAATCCTCTGAGATGAGTTGCATTCCTTTTATAGATAGACTCAACCCCATCCATATATTCTCTGATAACATTTTGAAGTATTGTTTTTTTGCCTTTTTGTTGAGCTGCAAATATACCAAGATTCATCCAATGCATATAATATTTACCCTTCTGCATTGTCTTAGGTGGTTCCTGACTTGTAGGGGCTACTTCATATGCCTGAGGTAAATATTTCTTTAATAATCCTCCTACTAAATCCTGCAATCCCTTTGAATACTTACTAAGATCCTTCTCACCAAACCTACCCTTCATAAATGATAATTGTATCCAGCGTCTTCCTGAAGTGTCTGGGGCACTCATTACATCTTGATTGAATGCACCAAGGATGTTTGCATCTAACTCTATTACCACACCTCCACTTGTTTGAATACCCTGTCCAAAATAATTAGGCCTCATCTCAAAGAATGCTGAAATACCAGCTTTCTTTCCTTGCAACTTTTTAATGGTACGATACCCAAGCTCGTTTGTCACATGAAAAACAGTAGCTCGAACTTCCTTTGGCCATATTCTATTCATTATGGAAGATGATAACGGCATCCAAAATGCTTCAAACCCTATAGAAGAACCTTGGCCAACATCAAAGAGTCTCGTAGAAAGACTCTGCTGCCACATCATCTGTTCTTTGAAGGTTCTCATCAATCTAACTTTATTTCGTAGTTATAAGCAACTACTCCTTTTGTAGAACCTGGCATCTTTCTCAGATACACATGAATGGTTGAACTTCCAGTATGATGACCCATAGTAAAGTCAGCCTTACCTTTTATCATCTTTCGATCATCAGTTGCATTGACAGTAATCCTTGCAAGTTTCCTTCGCTTGATCTCATCGGCAACATACCTATCAGTCCTATCATCGTATTCTTTGATAAATTCTTTGTAAGTTTTCATACTGCCGCCACTAAATCTTCATCACAACCACATGGTTCTTCTAGTGTACATTCACATGGATCGCAAGTACAATT